CGAATACAGAGGCGGGGGCTGCTTAACATTATTGAAATCCATCTCATTAGCAAGGTCGGCGAGGTGCTCATCGGAGCGAATCAACAGACCGGAATCACGCAAGTGCCTAACAGCCTGACTGACGGTGTCGGTCAAATCATCGTGCTTGGCCTTTGGGAAGCTGGCCACCTGCCGGATCACCAGCTCGGCCCACGATTTGTTGGGCGCGTAAACCATGCCTTCCGCAAAGAAGTGCTCGATGCTGTGCAGCCGGGCGAGCTTGTCCTGCGCCCCGGGGTTGATCAGGTGCACTGCCCATGGCTCATGCGCGTAGAGCCTGCGCAGCTCCTGCGACACCGATATGCCGCTGGCCTTGGCCTCGATCAGCAGCCGGTCGACCTTCAGCGTCTTGCAGGTCTCAGCCACCCGCTTGACCAGATCGTGAATCGACAGGCGGTCCTGCCACGCAAACATGAGCACGATCTTGCTCATGCCTTCAGGGCCGCCTCCTTTGGGCATGGCGAACGGCTTGCCATAACGATCAGCGCCACGGGTCGTCAGCTTGTCGTGCTCGCCGCTGAACACACCCCACACCGTCATGGCGCTGTAGTCATTCTGGGTCTTTTCGGTGTAGGCGGTGTCGATCGAGGCAAGGATGAAATCAAGCGGCGGGTACTCTGGCTGCACCCATAGCAGCCAATCGGCGTCCTTGATGACGCCGCCACCGCGGGCAACCGGCGCCTGCTGGAATTGGCCGGCGGTAGCGTAAGGCCCCATGATGCGCTCGTCGCGCTCGACCACGGCCAGCGGAAAGCGATCAGGGAACAGCAGCTCGCCGTCGATCTGGCGCGGATCCTCGTAGCCCAGCTTGGTGCCGCAGGCCCGGTCAGGGTCGAAGCGCATCGGCAGCATGATGTGGTCGTAGCCCAGCTCGCCGTCGAGAATGGCGCCGCTGACGTCGTTCTCGTGCACGCGCTGCATCACCACGATGATGGCGCTGGCGTCAGGCCGGTTGAGGCGGGTCGGCAGGGATTCGCAAAACCATGTGACCACGGTCTGGCGTTCGGCGTCGCTGTCGCCGCCCTTGACGCTGTGCGGATCGTCGACGATCACAAGGTCGGCGCGCCAGCCGGTGACGCCGCCGGCGGCGACCGCCATGCGCCACCCAGTGGCGGTGTTCTCATAGCGTCGCTTGGCGTTCTGGTCGCTGGTCAGGATGACGCGGTCGCCCCACAGATCCTGATACCACTCGCTCTCGATCAGACGGCGCATCCGCATGTTGTCGCGCTCGGCCAGCTCGATGTTATGGCTGACGGCGAGAATACGCATGTGCGCCTTGTTGCGCGGCCCCCACAACCACGCCGGAAAGAACACGCCGACCAGCATCGACTTCATCATCCCGGGCGGAACGTTTATAAGTAAACGATTATAAATCTCGTCGTCGACCTCTTCCTCGCGCTCGATGGCCTCGAGGTGCTGGCAGATGAAATCTATGTGCCAGTTGTGGAAATAGGTCTGCCCGGGCTCGATGTGCTTCCACGCCATCTTCACAAATTCAGCCAGACTGCGCTCGCAGATCGCCTTGTCGAGCGTCCGCTTCAGGGCGTGGGCGTCGATTGCTCTGGGCAGGCTGATCGTGGTCATGGGTCGTGATCAGCCAGCTTGCCGTGGTCGTCCTCCGTAGCGTTGACGCTGACTTCCTTGATGACGAAGGCGCGTGCGGGCTCGTCCTTGCCAGTCTCCCAGCCGCGCAGCACCTAGCAGGCGCCGTTCCACTCAAGGCCGAGCGGCATCACGCTGGTCTTCTTGCCGTCTATATCGACCGTGATGCGGGTCTTAATCGGTGTCGTCATCCTCGTTGCTCCCCTCGACCACGTCAACAATTGAGGCCAGAGCCATCCGGGCCGCATGTAGCTCCGGCATGCTCAAGTGGCTGACATCCAGCTCCTGCACCGCCTTGACTGTGGCGTTGATGTTCTGCTCGAGGATCTTGCGCTCGCCCCAGTCCCGCGGGTTGAGCTTGCCGGCCAGCCACTGCCGGGCGGCGATCATGATCTTGCGGTCTTCGGGGTCAACCGTCAGGTCGTCGGCCACCTCGAGAATCTCCTGCGCCGCCTTCTCGGCCCGCATGTGCATGGCGTCGTGGTAGGTGGCCTTGAAGTCAGGGTGCTCGTTGAGCCAGTAGCGCATCTGGCGGGCGCTCGGCGCCCACGGCTCTTCGATGGCGATGCGATCAAGGGTGCGGCCAGATGCCACTTCGTCGCAGATTCGCTCGGCGACGAAGGGAGAGTAGGTGGCGCGCCATGGGAGCTTGTACTCGCATGGCTCCTTGCGCGGTGTGCGATAAACCAGTGGAGGCGTAGGCATGCGCCGGATTATGGATCAGGCGCATACGCTTCGCAAGGGTCAGTCTCTATCCGCCACCCCCCACTCCGTGCGCAGGTCGTCGATGATCTGCTCGACCGACTCATCGGGCTCCCCGACCTGATCGACCATCTTGAGCAGCTCGGCGTCGCTGGGGTTGGGCAGCCCGAACAGCATGCGGAAAAAGTAGCAGATCCAGCTCATTTCACTTCTCCTTCTTCAGGTTGATGGCGCCGCCGCTCAGCCGCATAGCGGCCTTGCGAATCAATCCTACATCTTGCGCCAGCGTGACGTATTCACCCTTGTCCAAGCGATCGGCCAGCTCGGCCAGCAGCTGGTAGAGCTTCGGCGGGATGACGCCGGCGGCCTTGTCACGCAGGCGCTGCGCCTTGTCGATCCGCTGCTGGATCACCCGCTCGAGCGCCAGCTCGCAAGCCTCTGGCGCAGCCACCTCGTAGAGCGCCCATGAGCTGGACACGCGCCCGTCGAGCGTCCAGTCAGCGTTCAAGGTGGTCACCGGGCCAGCCTTACGCCCGTCGCAGCTGCGCCAGTCGCCGTCAGGATCCTCGACAAACTCGCCGGGCGTCCGGCGGATTCTGACACCGACCTGCTTACCCTTAGCGTTGGTCATGCCCAGATCACGCAGCTCGACCGTCTCCGGGCCGGTCTCCTTGAAAGTGAACCACGGGCCCTGCCGCCGCCGCTCCTCCTTGCGCCGCGCCGCGACGCGCTGGGCGTCGGCGATAAGGCGATCGATGCGCGCCTGACGTGATTCGACCGCTATAATGCCGTCGAACGCCCAGCGGTGGGTCGGCTCGTCCTGCGTCTCGACGATGATCACCTGCTTGATGATTGGCACGCGCTCGCGCATGCAAGCGACCGCGGCGTCAAGGTCTTCCCGGCACGCAAAAACAATGCAGCTGGGCAGCCAGTCGTCGCGGCCTTCGATCTTGGTCATGGTTTTGTAGGGCATCAGCTGTTCCACTCCTCGTCATCATCAATCCAAGCCGAACTGCCGGTCCCGACGCGCTTGACGCGCTTCAGCACCGTACGGTGCACGTCGCTGGCTAGGCAGCCGCATGATCGCGTCTTGCCGTTACGCAGGTTGTAGCCGCGGACGACGGTCTCCTTGCCGCAGTCGCAGCGGCACAGGTGCTGGGTCGAGCCCTGCTCGCTGTTCTCTGCCCGGGCGATGACCACCAGCCGGGCGAACCGCGTGCCGGCGGCGATTGGCTTGCGCTCGCTCATTTGCGCCTCCGTCCGGCGCGCAGCGCGCTCGCCTTGCTGGCGTAGGCGCGGATGTCGCGGCGGCGGCTTGAATGGCCTGACGGCAGCTCAGTGGCCACGACCCAGCGCCAGAAGGTCTGGCCGGGCCACTCCTCGACCGTGATGCGGTCACTGATCCGGGCGAGGATGATGATGGTGTTCATGTGGGCTCTCCTTCGAAATAGTTGGGGCGGGTAGCAGATACCGCCCCTCCTTGGTCATGCGCCGCTTTACTTGACCCCGTTCGGCCTTGTTGGGCATTTGCGCCCGGCCTCCCTTGCCTCCATCGCGGGCTAAGGCTCTTAACCTTCGCCGCACCTTCTGGTCCTAGGGGTCTTTCTCTCGTACCAAGTCTCGACGTCGCCGCCGATGTCCTGACCCTAAGACATGCGTATGCGCCAGTCAAGTTATAGAAAGTTATCCACAGGCACTTATTTTTGCTGGCGTTATGTTGACAACCGAATACGCTGTCGATAAGTTAGGGACAGTTCAACGCGGCAAGACGCCGCAAACACCCGAAGGATGAAAATCATGGCTCTCCAGAACACCACCACCCTGCACGCCGCTTCCGCCCAGTGGGCTTCGCGCCCGAACGACGAACGCTTCGTCAACCTGCTCGACCTCGCCGCCCACTGC